AAAAGACTCAGAGTCTCCTATAGCATCTATTAGGTCTATAGTTTGAACTTTACCTTCATTTGAAGTATAATGTCCTTTGTAGGTACTGATTAGATAACTCTCTACTTCTTTAAGTATTTCACCTTCATTAAATTTCCAAAAATGATTTGAGTCCATAATATTAATTATAAAAAAAATTGGCTCTCTTTATGGGAGAGCCAGAATTCTAGCATGGATTTTTGGTTTTGTCAAGTGGTTATAGAGCTAACCCACCTAATGCCGTATATTTTACAAATCTTTTAACTGCTTTTGCTGGGGTTGAATTACTTACTGTTTTCGATATTGAAGATCTAATTACTGATTTTACTTTTGGTTTTAAAATTTTTTGTCTCTGTTCTTGAGTAAGTTGATCTAATTGAGCCTGGAGTCGTTGTTTTTCTTCTTGTGTTCTTGCATTAGCTATTCTTCTCTTTAGTGAATCATGTTGTTGTTGATTCATTTCTTGAAGAATATAATCCTTAAACTCATCAGAGGCAGCCTCTAAAATCTTAGAGGCTGCCTTTTCAGAATCTGCGTAGTTGTTTTCTAAAAGAAAATCTACTAATTTAGTCATCTACCTTATTGTTTCTAAACAGATTTTTGGTTTTGTCAAGTCATGTGTTAGCGATCAGTTGGAGACTCTGCTCCTCTTTTAGAACCTCTTACTGGCTCATCAGATTCATCATTTCTATCACGAAGACTTGATAATTTATGACCAAGAACTTTTTGTCTGGTTGTAGGTTCAGATTTTTGTTTTGTTTGACTTCTAACTGCTTTTTTCACAGTCCCATGTACTTTTTCAGGTACTCCCTTAAGTAAATGGGTTTCATACTTTTTTGCTTCATCAACAACCTCCTCCATAATACTATCACGCCACTCTTCAGACATATTAGCCATAATTACAGAAGCATCATCATAGGAATCACAGAAACCTTCAGATACAAGATAATCAGAAACAATGTCGTAGAGGTCTAGTTCTTCAGGAAGACCTTTAGAGCCACCAATTTTACTATACTTAGCTCTACTACTTGAACTACTCTTATTATACTCGTGATACTGTTTTTCACTTGAGCTAAGTTTTGGAGTATTTACTGGTTTTTGTCCTGGCTGTGTTGGAAAATCTGGACTAACACCGCGAGCACGACCTAAAGTATAATACCTAGGACCAGTTTTATCATCCCCAGAAATTCTTTTACCTGAATCTGACCTACCCGCCATATATTGGGTAGCTGATTGGCCATGCCGTCCTTGATAAAGTTCTTCCAAATAAGCCTCACAAAGCTCATCATCAGTGTATTGTTCAAGATCATAACCCTCTGCAACAAGAGCCTCAACCCATTCTTGAATACCCTCAAGCTCTTCTTCAGTAAGAGTTTCTTCTTCCACTACTTCCTGATTACAAACACCTAATTGATAGGCTTCATTTAACTCCCAGAAAATTTTTGAATTCATTTTAATTGTATTGTTTACTATAAACTATTTATTATAAATGAACTACCACGAAACTAAAAATTTTGTGGTTTCCTGCTTCACAGAAGTTGCCTCCAACTCGTTATGAGTTTTTGGTCTTATACTATCTCCACAGGCAGACACGGTAGTTCCTACCGCCAAAATATTCTTTGCCGCATTAATATCTCTATCGTGAACTGAACCACAATCGGGACAAGTCCATTCCCTAATGTTTAACGACATTTTAGTTTGTATAGAACCACAAGAGGAACAGGTTTTACTTGATGGATACCATTGGTTAATAACAATCAATTCTCTACCATACCAATTACATTTGTATTCAAGAAAAGACCTAAATTGATACCATCCTTGTTCACTAATTGCTCTTGATAATTTGCGGTTCTTTACCATATTAGAAACTTTAAGATCTTCAAGAACTATAACTTGGTTTTCGTTGACTAGTTTTCTTGAGACTTGATGATGAAAGTTTCTTCTTATGTTGGTGATTTTTTCGTATTGTCTTGCGACTTTAATTCGTGCTTTGTTTCTATTATTAGAACCTTTTTGCTTTTTACTCATACGCCGATGAAGACGTTTGAGTTTTTGATACTCTTTCTTTAAATCTGGAGACTTGATTTTATCTCCATTGGAAGTCGTAGCAAAAGTGGTTATTCCAAGGTCAATACCAACCATATTGTCTGTTGGACTTAATGGTTGGATAGTCTCATCCTCAAGATTAAAAGACACATACCACTTACCAGAAGGTTCAAGTGATATATGGATATACTTGATTTCTTGATTTTTCGGTAGTTGTCTATGAAACCTGATATTTAATGGTTGTTTGTTTTTAGCGATGAAGAACTTACCATTCTTAATACTAAAAGCAGAAGTATCAAGTCCTATAGAATTTCTATTGGACTTTTTCTTAAAATTTGGATAACCACAGTTTCCCCTAAAGAACTTTTTATAAGTTCCATCCAATTCATAAATTGAATATCTTAAGGGAATAATAGAAACATCATTTAACCAGATGTATTCTGGTTCTTTTTTCAATTGCGTAAGTAGTTTTGCTGTATCATAATAAGATAAAGACTTGTTCTCCTGTTTCCAGGATTTTTGTCTTAAATCAAGAAAATAATTCCAGACAAAACGAGCACAACCAAGTGTCTTGCGAAGCAATAGTTCTTGCTCCGCAGTTGGATAAAATCTAAATTTGTATCCTCTTCTAAACACTTGTGTAAAAATTATTTAACTTACACAACTATTTAGTAAAGTTTAATCCTTGACCCACGATACTAAAAATATCGGGGATTGCGGATTAATTTAATTCAAATTTTTGAGTAAAATGCCCTTTCTTTTCAAACTTAACAATTTTGTCAAATTTATCATCCAAATTATCTCGATGTGAAATCATAAAAATATTTTTATTTTTCATTTCCTTTCTAATGATTCCAAGGAATAAAGATATTCCCTCTGAATCCATAGAACCATCCAAAATCTCATCAAGAATTAATAAATTAGTATTTACTGAATTCTTCAATGCTGCAACAGACATTAAACCAAATGTTAAAGCAAGATTAATTCTTTGTTTTTGACCTTCAGAAAAATTACCATAAGAAAAATTCTCAAAAGTAGGAGTCAATATAGTTTCATTAAATTCTCCATCTAGAGTGAAATTAATATAAAGATCCATCATTTTCAAATACCCATTAATCTTCTTATTAATTAATGGGAGATATTTATTAATAATTACAGTTTTTACTCCACCATCTTTTAAAATGGTATTGACAAATTCATAATATTGTGTGGTGTCCTTAGATTCAATAATTTTATTCTTTACTTTATGTAATTCTTCATAGAAAGATTCTAGTTTTAAATTTTCATTTTGTATGTCTTCTATTTGATTTATTGATGTTATTTCAGATTGTATTTCTGATATAAAAGAATTGTATTGATTTATTTTAGATTGATTTTGAGATATTACTTGATTAATAGAAGATATTTTTTTACTTAACTCTATAAACTTTTCTTCTTTCTTAGATTCTTTTTTAATAGTATCCAGTAATTGATTATATCCTAACTCAACCTCTTGAATTTTTTCTTCAGACTCTTTTAATCTTTGTTGTTTAACATCATCAGAGATATCCTGGGAGCATGTAGGACAAACATCATTGGCAATAAAAAACTCATGATTATCTTTCAAAGTCTCTACTTTTTGTGATATCTTACCTTTTAATGAGACTAGTTTTTTTAATTGAGAGGATGCCTTAGAAAATTCTTCTAATTCATTCTGTAGATTATTAATTTCTTCAGATAATTTTTCGTTCTCTTTTGTTAAATCAATAATACACTGTCTATATTTCTTTATTTTATCTTTTTTATCTTGAATATTAGTAGACTCTTTTTCTTTAATTTGTTCAATAAAATTTTGTTGTAATTCTACTTTTTCTTCAAGACCAACTTCTTTAACTTTTAATAGTTTTATTTCATCCTTAAAATTCTTTATATTTTCTTTAACAATATTATTCATTGAAGAAAACACTTTTATATCTAAAAGTTCTTCCACAATCTCTCTACGATCAACCGGGGAAAGTTGCATGAACGGAACAAAATTGGAAGTACCCAAAACAATAATCTGAGTAAACGTCTTATAATTCATTTTTAAAACATTTTGCTCAAACCATTTTTGTTGTTCAATAATTGAAGAATGTTGATCTAATAATTTACCATTCTTATAAACTTCAAAAATAGTTGGATTAAGTCCTCTACGGACCATCCACTCAGTCTTATTAATTTTAAATTCTACTTCAGCGACACAATCTTTCTTGTTTACATTATTTACAAGTTGAGGAAGATTAATTGAACGATATGCTTTTTTAAATAGGGTAAATGTCAATATATCTGATAAAAGACTTTTTCCATGTGAATTTCTACCTCGATATAATGTTAAATTATCAATGTTCAAATCATATTCAAGAAAATGATTTCCAATAGAAAGAAAATTCTTTGCTCTTGCTTTTTTAAAAATTATCATTACAATAACCAGGGGGAACTACAAAATCATGAGAACTAATTTTACAATATTTAAATCCAACTAACTTACATGTTTTTATTAA